CTACATTACCTACCAATTAAATACCGAGTGGCATTTATGAACAAACTCCTGGACTACGGCAGGTTTGATGAAGACGGAGACCCGGTTCGTGTTCGTATTACTTATGATATCCTGAACGCCACCAAGCGTTTTAAAGAGTTTAGGCCATGTATTAAGAGATATCTAACACCTCATATTAAATCTAGGATACTTGCCGTTCAACCGGAAGAATGGGAAACAGCGGTATTCTTACCAGTTCACCAGTTTAAGAAAGCAAATGCCGATAAAGTTTGGCGAGATTCGATACAGGAAATAAGGAAACCATAATGGCAGGAAGTATTAATGACTTTTTAGGTAGTTTTCAGACCGATTTGGCTCGTACAAATCGTTTTGATGTGAGTATTCCTATTCCTTTATCATTAATTCAATATAGAAACATAGCTCAAAGATTGACATTTAGGTGTGAAAATGCCAATTTACCTGGTCGTACATTAGGCACAACTGACCAAAAGATTTATAACATTACAGAAAAGTTTCCAAATCAAACAACATACCAAGATATGGACCTAACGTTCGTTGTATCTGGTGATATGTCCGAGAAACAATTCTTTGATTCATGGATGGAGTTGATTAACCCATCTACAAACTTTAATTTCAAATACAAAGGTGATTACTCTACACCAGTCACCGTTAATCAATATGACGTAAATAACAATTTGACTTATTCAGTTGAATTGATTGATGCTTTCCCTATTGCTGTCAATCAAATGGACTTGGATTGGTCAAATGATGGTATACATAAACTAACTGTAGTTTTTGCTTATACTTACTGGAAAAACAATTCTCTCAACAACGTACTACAAAATGCTCTTACAGGCGTTGTTACTGGTGGTATTTCACAAGTCACCAATGGGAATGGGTTGGGTGGAAGTTTATTTTAATGAGGAGATAATATTATGGCTTTGCCAAAAATTGATGTGCCGGTATATGATTTGACATTACCGTTATCAAAGAAGAAGATACAATATAGACCGTTTCTAGTTAAAGAACAAAGAAACTTATTGATGGCTTTACAGGCTGATGACACCGAAACGATTGAACAAAACATTCGTCAAGTTTTGATTAACTGTACCATCGGTGATATTGATGTTGATTCGTTACCTATTACTGATGTGGAGTTTTATTTCTTAAACTTACGTGCTAGATCCGTAGGTGAAGTTATTAAAAACAAATACAAATGTAATAATGAAGTAGATGATAAAGAATGTGGTAACATCATGGACATGGAAGTAAATCTACTGGATATTAAAGTAGATATTAATCCAGATTTGAAAGATGTTATACAAATTACCGATAAGATTTCAGTTAAGTTAAGATATCCTGAATTCTATGTGGTAAAAAGATTTTCAAATACAGAAAATGCCGCTGATATGGCATTAGATATGATTGCTGAATCTATTGAATGGATTTATGATGGTGAACAATATTACTATTCAAAGGAATCAGATCCTGCTGAATTGATGGAGTTTGTTGAGTCATTGAACCAAGAACAATTCGTAAAAATGGAAGAATTCTTCAATAATCTGCCTAAGTTGAACAAGAATGTTCAGATGAAGTGTAGTAAGTGTGGCTTTAACCACTCTATTGATGTGGAAGGGCTCGAAAGTTTTTTCGACTAATATTTCGCCATGATAACTTAGAAAACTATTACCGCACTAACTTTGCCTTGATCCAACACCATAAGTATAGTCTAGCGGAACTTGAAACGATGATACCTTGGGAACGTGAGATTTATGTTTCCATGTTGATTCAATATATTGAAGAAGAAAACGAAAAACTAAAACAGAAGAAGGCTGAAGCACGTAGATGATAACTAAAAAACTAGGCAAGATTACATTTGCTTGGGAACCTTCTGCCTTTAGAGGTAGAGGGTATTGGTTTGTCTTGGGTAAAAACGGCAACTTAGGTCGTGCTGCCAGTAAGAAAGAGGCAATTTCTTTAGGCATACCAAAAATGCCAAAGCCTAAAGAAGAAAAACAACAAAAAGAACAGGAGAAACCACAACCAACGGTTACTCCTAAATCTACTGCCACTCCAGCACCAAACAAAGATAAGAAACAAAAGAACGCTCTTATCTCAACAAAAACTTTTAATTCTCTCACAGATGTCCGTAGTGGCGATTCTTTCGGTGATGCTTTAGGTAAATTCTATGCCTTGATGAAGGTTAGAATGGAAACAGAAAAAGAGCAAGAAGAAATTGACTCTCTATTTACTGAAGAACGTGAAGAAATGGAAGAAAAGAACCACAAAGAATTGTTGGCTGCTATTCTTTCATTAAAGCCTGCTAAGAAAACTAGACAACAAAAAAGAGCAGAAGAAAGAAAAGAAAAGAAAAAAGAAGAATCTAAAGATAAGGTTGAAGCTAAGAAAGCGGAAGAACCTAAGAAGGCTACCGAGAAAGCTGCTGAGAAAGCTCCTGAAAAAGCAAAGGCACCTGAAAAAGCTGCTGAGAAACCTAAAGCGGAGAAGGTTGAGAAAGAAGTTGCTCCAAAACAGGAAGCCCCGAAACAAACTACTGAAGTAGTAAAAAAAGAAGCTGCACCTGCTCCCAAACCTTCTGCTGAACCTACTGTTAAACCTCCTGCGGCCACACCAAAAACTACATCTATCGCAAAAGCTGCCACAGGAGCCTCCAAATTGTCCGGTCCTGCTGCGGCAGTTGCCGGTGCCATAGGTGCTTTAGGTGTAACAAACGCCTACGCAAAACAAGCAATTGTTGCAACATCAGCAAAAGAATCTGGTTTAAATCCAGAATCAAAAGAAGATGGTGCTGGTCCTTATCTAAAATCTCTTAAAACTAGAGGTATTGATTACATATGGAAAGTTTTTCCTCAGTTGAAACCTGGTGGTAGACTTGCAAAACAATTGAATATGCCAAATGGTGTTCCAGCCGAATATCTGGAAAAAGAATGGTCTAAAGGTGATGAAGCTTTCTTTAGCTTGATGTATGATGGATTGAGTACAAATAGTAAACCCGGTGACGGATACAAATATCGTGGTCGTGGTTTAATTGCAATGACAGGAAGATCCGTATACAGAGATGTTGGTAAAATTATTGGTATAGATTTAGAAGCTAATCCTGATGCCATAACACAAGATATGGAAACTGCATCTAAAGCCGCAGTTGCTTATCTTGCTATGGTGTTGGGTGGAAAACAAGGACCTAAAAAAGGTTTTGAAATAATGAATAGTTTTACAGATGCCAATATGGCACTAAAGACTGTTCTCAGAGCTGTTGCTGGTCTTGGTCATAAAGAATCAGAATTTGATACAGAAGGTTCCCATTTACACGAACAATATAGAAAAGCATCAACTTTTTTGGATCTTGGGTCTGCAGCTGCAAACAATACAGGCACACAATTGGCTTCTGCTTCAACTGAAAATAAAGACCTCAAGTCACAATCAGGTAGTGGAACAACCATAGTGAATAACAATACAAATATCGTTGCTCAAGGCGGTAAAAAAGAAACCTTAGTGCCTAACAAAGTAAATGATAAGCCAATCATGCTTCAAGGATAAAAATGCAAAGCAAAAAACTTAACAACACTATTTTCGCTTGGGACCCTGCCGCTTTTAAAGGTAGGGGATATTGGTTTGTTTACAATCAAAAGACTGGAACATTAGGCAGAGCTGCATCTAAAGAAGAAGCCGCTAGATTAGGTAAAGAAACTGGTAAAGAACCAAAGTCACCTAGAGTCTATGAGATGTCTTATCAGAGAGCCGACACTCTTAAAAACACAGGCCTATTTGAGTTAATCGCTAGGAAGAAATTTGAAGAAGGCCAAGGTCTTGGTGCTTCTATTAAAGGTGCTGTATCGGATAAGATGCGTGCCAGAACCACCAGAATAAAGAAAGTATTTGATCCTTTGACATGGGCAAGTGCTTTAACAGGTAAAGGTGCCATTGGCAGGTCTATCTTTACTGCCATTGGTCGTGGTATGGGCCGTTCTGATAGAGACATTGGTTACTTTGGTGGTTATACCAGAACTCGTGGATATGATAGAGGTCGTAAAGCCGAACCAATGAGTGTACATATTGCTGCAGGTAAGGTCACACCAATTGTTAGGGGTGATGGTCCTGCTGATGGTATATCTAAACTGTATTCATTGTTCAAAGAAGATTATGAACAAAAGATTAAGAAGTCTGAATTACAAAAAGACTTTGAAGAACAAAAGAATGAGAAGATTCAAAAGAGACATGAAGAACTAATCAAAGCACTAAAAAGCATTGGTGCTACAACTGGTGGCGGACCTTCTCAGAAGAAAGGTGGCGGATTATTTGATTTCTTAGAAAAGATAAAAAGTATGATTGATGAATCCATTGGCAAGTTAATGGATAAACTAGAAGGCCTTTTACAATTTTCAAAAATGTTGGGCGGTAATGCCTTTAAGATACTTAGAGGTTTGGCATCATTCTTAATAAGTCCGATTGGTCTTTCGTTGATAGGTTTGACCGCCTTTACAGTTTTTATGGCATGGTTATCAGGTGCCTTGAAAGATTATGTCAAAGAAAATGTTAACAATATGAAAGTATTATCTCCTGATGAAGCAGCTGCTGTATTGGCAAGTGGTTCAGAAAGAGATATTAAAGCTTTGGGTGGTAAAGAAAAACTAGAAGATATTGTTAAGAATGGAAAAGCACAAGCAATAGAATTACTAAAAGACCCTGAGAAAAATAAACAAGCAATTATAGATGCTGGTGGTATTGAAAAAGTAAAAGCAATTGCTGGAGATACCAAAGAATATAAAGTACCAGAAAGAATTGATACAGGACCTGTCACAGTACCACCTAGACCAGATACTACAGGTGGTAAAAACAAAGCTCGTGCTGCAAAATGGGACAATCAATACGGTCAAGATTATAATCCAGACGGTACTAAGAAAACTCCTACAGCAACACCTGCAGCACCGGCACCAACTCCAGTAGCAACAGCAACACCAATGCCTTCTACTGGCGCAGGTGGTGGTCGAGGAGGTCAAGGTGGTGCTACTGCTGAACAAACTTCAATGGCAACTCCAGCACCTTCAGTATCACCAACTGGCGGTCAAATGGTTGCTGCTACAAACCAAAATATGGAAGCACAACAAGATATGAGTGATGCTGGTCCTGCCACAATGGTTATTAATAAGACAAATACATCTGCAATGGGTGGTAAATCCGAATCTGGTTCTATTGGTGAAACTGCCGTTAGAAATGATGAAGATTCATTTTTAAGAACTATCAAACAAAGTTTGCGAATGGTATAAAAAACCCCGCACTAGGCGGGGTAAAAACTCTCCAGAAGACACTTAAGAAGAAAGAGTTTTATATTACTTCGTAGTCTTCCTTACCTACACCACATTCTGGACAAGTAAAGTCTGCAGGCAAATCTTCCCACTTACCTTCTACTACCTCATCATGTTCATGGCCGCATACGATACATACGTGTACTTCGTTCATAGAGCCTCCATTACTTTAGTATATGCTTCAGCGTGACGTTTCTCTACTTTTGCCAGAGCCGCAAATCTCTTTTCGGCTTTTGCTAGAACTTCTTTGAACTGTTCAGCGTGTTCATCACTCTCAATAATTTGATTTTGAAATTCTCTTAATGCAATAGTATTACCTTCAGTTTTAGCAATTGTTTCAAACTCTGGATACATTTGTGTGAACTCATATGTTTCACCTTCAATTGCCTTTTCCAAACACTCTTTAGTACTTGGTTTACCAATCAACAACTCTAGGTGACCCCAGGCGTGTTTAATTTCTTGGTCGGCTGTATGTTCAAAGTGTTTAGCAACATCTTCGAATCCTTCTTCCCTTGCAATCTTTGCAAAGTATCGGTACTTGATATGTGCCATTGACTCACCGGCCAAAGCACTCTCAAGATTTTTTAGTGTAACACTCATTATAACTCCTTGTAAAAAAATGATAAGCAACCACATGGATTACTTATCATAGTTTATCACAATTTCACATCAAAATCTAATTGATTTTTTCTATATTCATAATATTAAAGGACTAAATCAGTCTTCAGCCAACTTGGCAAAGTATGCCATGTCATCATCATCTTCGGTAATCTCAGGTTCAGCCACTTTCTTAGGAGCAATACGTGCTTGCTCTTTGATAGTTTCTACTGTAGTCTTGGCAACAGGAACGTCACCATTCAAACCTAGGACCTTTTCCAGACGATTCTTTAAGTCATCATAGGACTTGAACTCTTTATCAGCAGTAAGACCTGCCAATGAGTGTTCGGCTTTCCAAATCTTTTCCAACTTTTCGTCATCATCCATCAATGCAGATGGTGATTCAAACTCGGACTTATCATAGTTTTGGTAACCTTCGACCTTACGAATCTTCAGTTTAAAGTTAGCACCTTTCCACAAATCAAACGGGTTGATTGGTTTCTCATCTTCAAATTGTGGGTTCATTGCTTCAGTAATTTTATCAAAGATTTTCTTACCGAACTTGAACAACTTAACTTGACCTTCGTTTTCGGGATGCTTAGGATCAGAAACGATGTAAACGTTAGCGATATAGTTTAACTTACGCTTTTGTTTACGTACAATTTCTTTGTTGGCTTCGATGCCTGAGTTCCATAGTTTGTTATTGTGTTCACAAACAGGACATTGTTGGTTCTTGGTTGTCAAACAGTTGTCGATTAACCAACCACCAGGTCCTTGGAAACCGTGAGAGAATACTTTAACCCATGGTAATGCATCTTCACCATCGGCTGCTGAGGCAGGTAAGAAACGAATCGTTGCCATACCATTGCCAGCTTTGTCCACTTCTGGACGCCAGTATAATTCTTTTTCGGAGGAACCATCTGTTGAAGCGTTGAGTGCTTCGATGGCTTTTGTGTATTTGTCCAGATTGCCTGAACTCTTTTTCATTTTGGAAAAATCCATAATTAACCTTTCTTAGTATAAACGGAGTATAAAACGGAGTATGGTTCAAAATAACATAATACATTATATTTATCCATCAGAGCAGATAAAATTTCAACATTACCATAGTTTCTCTGGCGTTCTTGTGATGTATCGCAGGACCGCCAGCTTCTTTCCAATCATCAATCACACTCAAGGTATCATCAATGATTAGGGAAGTGGGTGTAGCAAACTTGTACTTTAAGGCTTTGCCTGGTACAAAGTTGCGTGGGAAATCTATACCGTGGTTTTCCAACCATATAGATTTTTGTTGACTGATATCATCGTGTACCTTTTCAAAGGCTGTTGAAGATAAAATCTCAACGGGTACAGGTTGATTTCTTAAGTAATCAAGTAAAGTTTTGGCATCAGGCATCAAGTCTAATGTTTCAAACTGTTTTGTTTTGATGAAATTATCAAAGTTGTTGTGCCATTCTTTTTTTGTTTCATCCCTACGTGGTACGTGGTGATACAATTCTTTGTACCTTTTCATAAAGTCACAGATGACACCATCCATGTCTAGGTAAATTTTATCAATCTTAGGCATATTCTTTAACTGCTTCTTTCAAAATTGTCTTAAACTTTTCTCTATCATAATTAATGAAAGGTGTGTACCTCTCACACTTCAACTTGTAACCTGGCCAAATGATATCGTCTGATATTTTTTCCGACCACATTGGAAAGAATTTCATAATATCATTCAGAATACATAAGGTCTCGATTTCGATACCTTTCTTCATTGCTTCTTCAAGTAGATATGGATGTTGACCATTGTTTACTTTCAACCAATTCTCTGTTTCGAATAGGTGTATTATATCTTGTTCAAAGTTATAAGTCAAGCTTTGGTTTCTTTTCTGCCATTTCTTGTATGTGTCTTCACCTTCGGGACCTGATATATCACCAACCCACCTAATATCAGCAACAATGAAATTGGCAACATAAAAGTCCCGTAGTTCATCAATTCCATATCTACGGCTTAATCTGTAAAAGTGCCATTTATCTTTACGTCTGCTGAAAGAGTCTTTAGATACATTGGTTTTCCCGTTGTATTTAAAATAATCGTAACTAGAAGAAGTAAAATGAAGATGTAACGCATTATATAAAGCAAAGGCCGCAAAGCCCGTGTTCTCGTCATTCATATTGGTAGTTTGGCAGTCTTCTTCAATAAGTTAAGCTCTTGCGCTTCTTCACGTATCTTGGCTTTAAGTGCTGAGGATAGGAGAGTAGACGCCACATCTACTTCCATTCCTGAATTCTCACAATGTGCTACAACTGTATCCATGATTGTTAGTTTCCACAATTCAGATTCAGCTGCAATCGTATCACTAAACTCGGCAATTTCATTCTTTGTTGGCATAATTCTCACTCATAAAATAATATTGTAACATAATGTATTAACCGTGTCAACCTTTGGCGTAAAAAATATGATTACCAATTGTTTTGTACGGACGTATATTGGACCAACCTGGATGTACATATGTGGCATGGTAGAATATAATCTTTGCCTTGGCTATATCTTTATGTAATATACCTTCAGTAAGTGCCTTTTTAGCAATCAATACAGATTCTTCCCATGCGTACTCATTACGTACAGGATATGACTTCTCGCAAGTCCATGTAAACTGGCAAGTCTCACCTGTCTTTTGGTAAACTACTCCACAAATATCTGATGGAAAGTTTTTGTTTTGTGTTCTATTCATTACTACTTGAGCCACGGCTAATTTACCCTCATAAGGTTCCATTGCGGCTTCATAGTAGAGGTTCTTTGCCATACAAAGAACTTGTTTATTAAAATCATCTTTAACTGCTTGTGTTATAGATGGTGCTGGTTTAGCATTAGTTACGATTAGTGATAGTGAAAGAATAATGAATAAAGTCTTGTTTAAAAACTTCATTTTTTCTCCTTGAAAAGAAAGAGGCCGAAGCCTCTCACCCACAATTACGAATGTGTTTTCTTCGTTTTAACTTCTACGTGTGGGGTTGGTGGTGTTTGAGATACAAAATCGTTCAAGACTTGGGCCTTGATGATAATGTCTGTCTCTGTTGGGTAATTTGGCATCACTGGTGCTGTGGGTGAAGGTGTTCCGGCAATCTTTGCGGCTTCAACCTGTGTGTGCCATGCTTCTGATATTGTATTACGTTTCGTGTGAAAGTCATCAGTAAGCATATCTTTCGCCATTTTAAGTAATTCTAGGCGAATCTCATAGGGGGTCATACTCATAGTTTTCTCCTTGTGTGTTTTGAGTGTGTGTAATTAGGACTTTTATTGAGAGTCCCCAACTCATAAAGGTATTTAGTTAGAAAGAACCTTTAACACCTAAAGAAAACATACTTCCACGGTATTCTTTAGAATCTTTCGCTGTATCATAACGTTGTGTGATATCAGCAACCAATGATACTTGCTTGTTCAAAGCGTATCCAGCACCTAAACCAACTGTAGCAACAGTCTTATTATGTAGTGATGGTGTTTGTGCATCAATGTAAGCCAAACCTACAGATGGACCAACAGAAACTGGACCTACTGTGAAGTCTTTGTTTACTTTAACGCCATAAGCATTGTACAAATAACCAGCACCAGCACGGTCAAATTCGCCAGCAACATGAACACCAGCGATATCAGTACCAACAGAAGCGATAGCAACATCGGTGTGGAACTGGTTATCGTGACCTACACGAACTGATACATCTTCTGCTTGTGCCATTCCAACTAACGCCATTACAGCTGCAGCAACTACTAACTTTTTCATAAAAACTCCTTTTATTAATAAAATAGTTGGTTATTCTGTTACGAGGAAACCAACCGAAACCCTAGTCAGCGATTAGGCTGCCAATGCGAATAACTCATCGTTTGCAGTTATTAAATTTTGCTTTTTACGTCTACTCCTGACGGGTAGCTAATTAATTTACTTGTATGTCGGTCGAAACTATTACATCCCCATCATAAACATATTGACAACATTTCTGGTCTAATTCCATGGTGTGGGACCAATATGTTTATGGTGGAGATGGCCGGTACTGCCCCGGCGTGTCGCCATCTTTTCAAAAAATCAGTTTACTACCATTCTACAAATTTGAATGAACTCCATAACATGGTTATCATCCAAATTATTCTTCAGCCAATTAGCAGATACACTAATGTATCTCACATTATCTTTCACATAACCTTTAGAACTATCAATTCTATCTAGTGATGCTTGATAGTTCTTATTATAACTACTTTCTAACTTTAGGTCAACTTTTGTGATGGCACATTTGCCATTTTGTTTTTCCCATAATTCTTTAAGATATAATAAATCCAAATCAAATTCACCTTTTGCTTGACCAGATTTATTAGTTCTGGTTTTACAACTTTTCAATAATGTCCTAAAAGGAGAATACTTATCTTTACGATTACTTGAATATTGTTTCAGGTGTTGTTTGTTTTGTTCACTATTATTCCACTCACTTGATAAATTACTGGCTGCTGAAAATTTACCAAAACATTTTGATGAACAGTAATTTTTACCGTTTCTCTTTTTTTGGCCAGCCTTAATATATCTCGTTTCTTTTTGAAACTCTTTACCACATCCATCACAATTAATTGTTGATAATTTACTCATTTTATACCTCCACACATATTTATAAAAAATGTGGACTTGAGGCGTTCAGTTCATACAACCATAATACGGTAGTAACCATAACTATCTAAGACAGCGAAGATTAAACTACCAATTACCCCAATCGAACTGCTTCTTGTATAACTTGTCCATACGGTAGCGTAACAACAAACAATCCAAATTGGATATAATATATGCCACGGTGTATTAGGAACTGTAATTGCTATTAATATAGTATTAAACAGTATACCTAACCAAACCGAGGTTTCAATAAACCATCTTAAAGGATTCGATAAAAAATCCTTCTTAACAAAGTCTATCGACTCATTGATGTAATTATACAACATATTTATTTTAATGTCAAGCCTTTGGTGTCCAAATAATGGCACCAGAGTCTGGCATTAATAATTGATAATCATGTGTATCTGAGAATTGGTTCACAAAAGCATCCCAATCCATATCAATATACAAATACTCTTGAAGTTCACCAGGAACGTATTTTGGATTGTTTGGGTGTCTCATTACTCTCATGTCATCACACATAATAACATCATGTTGATAACCAATCTTAGTTTCTTTAATCAATTGTAATTCTGTAAACAATGGCATCTTCCATGCCTTGTCTTCGTATGGTATACTATAGAATTCAGGGAAGTGAGCATCTAACCAGAACAATGTATTACCGGTTAATGAAGGTAACAAATCTTTAAAGAATGTAATACTATCAGCCAATGTAATAGTGGCATGAGGAAATTTACTTCTAGCATTGTTTACATGGCCTTCATTAATATCACATGAATACACAGTACTGAAACCAGATTCATAAGCAATTTGTACAGAGGCACCTTCGTACACTCCAGTCTCTACAAAATTGTTTATATTGTATTTTGTTCTTAACTCACCGATACGAATATCAGTCCACATTTGTATTTGGTCTAATGTCATTTGATAGAATCTTTATAAAATTTAATTGCTTTAACTAGACCTTCAATGTGGTCTTCTACTTTTTGTTGGAACACATGGCAACCAACATCTTCTACCGCCATAATAATTACGATATCATTAATAGGTTTACCCACCAATTCTTCATACATCAACGAATATGCACTTGTCTGCCAGAAATAATCCTGTATATCGTCTTCTGTTTTAATTTTTTTGGATGTTTTAAAATCAATAACTGATAATTTTCTATCAAACTCAGCAATACAGTCTACTCGACCTGCCATACCAAGTTGTTTAGACCACAGAGCAGTCTCCAAGTAATGTATATTATTGATTCTATTTAACGTAGGTTTTAAACCAAAAAACATTTCCTTGGCATCTGGCATGATATCACCAAGTTCTATGTTCTTTAGATAACGTTCACATAATGTATGTACATTGTTTCCACGACTGGTGGCCTTTGCTGATATTCTATTTGCTTCAGCATCACCAACACGCTTACGCCACTTCATTATGGAATCTTTCTTCTGAGCACCCATAACGGTTGTGACGGAAGGCAACTTAGTACCATCAGGTAATGTGTAGAACCGCCCACCAGTTGGTAGTGTAACCGATTTCAAATCAACCAGGTCTACTGGTGGGCAAAATGTAAAAGTCATTATGTGTTATCTTCAAATCTAAGTTTGGCCAAAATATAATCTCTAACTAAACTACTTCTCACAATATCATCTACAGTAAATTCAATTCTTGTAAATGATTCCATATGATGAGCAATATCAAAAAACTTTAAGATACCACTCATATCATTCTTCTTCTTATTCAAATCTGTTTGACGGTAATCACCACACCAAACAATCTTTGAACGGTGACCAACACGGGTCATAACTGTATCAATTTCTTCAAACGTTAAGTTTTGCATCTCATCAACAATAATAATTGCATCATCAAATGACATACCACGAATGAATGATGTTGATATAAAAGTTATGTATCCTTGTTCTTCCAGTCTCTTATAAGCATCCTTTCTACCAAACAATGTATCACAAATCTGTACATACGGTTGTTGATAGATTTCCATCTTCTCAGTCACATCACCAGGTAAGTGGCCAATCTCTCTTGATTGTACTGCTGACCTTACAATAATAATCTTATTGAATGGATTACTCTTATCCAATACTTCTTCTAGTGCTTTATACATAGCACAAAATGTTTTGCCTGTACCCGCTACACCATGTAGTGCTACGAAATAATCTCCCCTTTTATACGCTTCAAAGAATTTCTTTTGATTGTCAGTAAGTGGTTGAAATGTTTTTAAGTCATCTATCCTAACTTTTAATGCTTGAGTTGGTTTTGGTTCTCTTACAACTTCAAGCGATGAGGATTCTTGGGGTGTTATTCTTTTTTTCGTTGCCATTCAAACTCCTTGATTGTTTAGATTTCTTCTTCTGTTCAGGAGTTTTCGTTATAGGGTGTTTCTCATCGGCACCTCTTTTTGGTTGGAATAATGCAGGTATTTGCTGTACTTTCATTACCACTCTCTCGGTAATTTAGTCTTGTGACCGGACATGGTGTTACCTGGTATGGTTTCTTTCATACGTTGAATAACACCACGTTCGAATGCTAGATGTGGTTGTCCGATTCCAGGAACGGACATACGACCGCCGTCACCAAAGATTGGTAGATTCTCGGCAGAGAAGTGTCGTTCTAAATGGGGATTTTGTTCTTTGAATTCGTCCAACACTTTATATGACATAATGTGTTCTTCAAGTTCATTAGTTTCTTTATTTAAAAAGACATAATTAGGCATTATTTAACTCCGGGTCGAATATCCATTGTGGGGTGGGTCTACTATTTATCTTGCCTTTCCAGGACAATAGATGTTGCTTGTAATCACGGTAATAGTTACGATATGATGCAATAGAATTGCCTTTTACTTTAACATCATCGGGCATGGCTGGTGTTGGTTCTGTAAAAGGACCTTGTGGTATATTGGTAGGCACTCGTTTCAATACTTGCATTAACCCACTAGAATCGACCTTATGCACTCTGCCGTACCGAAAGGTATATTCCAGGCACAATGATTCCAATAGGTTATGTAACCACATATAATTCGAATTAGATTGTCTACACCAGATGGCTGAAGGATGATTGATGTGAGTAGCAGAATACAAAATAGATTCACGGTTGTCAGGAAGTACATATCTGACTTTTTTTCTACCAGAGTCGCTGACGCCAGTAGACTGAGTACCATCAAGAAATCTATGAGCAGTAGACAATAGTTGAGCATATTCAAGGATCATTTTAATACAATGTTTATCATTGTGCATTTCAGCACAAGTCTGTACATTATTGTGTAGGTAAAAGATATTCATAACGGTATTGTATCATAATATAAAATTTATGTCAAGTCCAGACTCTGAAATTCTCAAATGATAGAGGATTTGAGGCATCAAACTCACGGTAGAATAGTGAATTCTTGTCTTGGTTAGGTTTCCACTCTGTCCAAACGTATGGAATTGGTCCTAGGTATGGATCGGCATACTTCAATACTTCTTTGAAGTCAATCTCCTCAGGTTCTACATAACCACGGTTAGGATTTTCTAGAGCCCACACCATAGCACCTAACATGGATGCCACAACCTGGATAGATGTTGCGGATTCTCCTGGGATTAATCTACGTGCTTCATCAATACCAAGTTGAGAACCATGCCACATACCAAACTTCTCACCTAGTAATAGTACACCTAATTCATCCACACCGGTAATAATCTCATCTTTAACCACACGCTGAGTGGTCTGCATATCTAATTCACGGCCACGTAATTCATGTACAGAAGCAACGGCTGCATCAGATGGTTGATACACATAATAAACAGATGGTCTAAACTTACCATCTTTAGTTGTAAAGTAATCGGAGATTGTAACAGCCTCTGAGTGTTGTACACAGAAACCATTGTATGGTCCACTTGGTACCCATGACTTCATCAGTACAGATAGACCAGGTTCATTCAAATAGGCTGCATTGCCTTGTGAACGACCATTAACTGGATGCTTCTTCTCATGTGTACCCCAACCCATTTCAGCAGGTGCACGACCTTCTGCCCAAAAACCTTCTGGTGACCAAGTGTTTACAAACTCATTTGGTTTCTTTGGTACATTGATTAGTTGAGTATCACGTTCAGCCACATGGATAACTTTAATACCAAGAGACTTCATCAACTGTGCCCATTCTTCCCTAGTCTCAGGAATTTCATGTGCTGTGTTGTCTTTGTGTCTACGAATCTCTAATAGAGCACGCTTGGTTAGGTGTGTTACTAGACCTGGATTAGCACCGTGTGTAACTGTAATAGTTGGACCATTTGGATACTTCTCTCTGAGTTTTCTCATTACACTATGAGTATGGAATAGTGTACGCTCAGACTTGTCTGGTATAGTTTCGTCTTGTTGGTCTGCCCAGCGTTCTAGTGATGTGTTGATATAGTTACAATCATTCTTTAATGCCCATTCCATAATCTCATAGGCACCAATATTCAATGAACAATCAACGATATAACCACCATGGCCAACGTGTTGTTCTAGTGTTGCTTTAAGATTTTTACGGACAACCTCATGTTTAACGTATGTAACACCATTGCCAACGTTTCTTTTCTTAAAGATTTTCTCATTCTCACCCTTTTCCAACACGGTAATTAGAGAACCGTCAGAAGTTAGGTGCTTCATAATCATTGGAAGTATCGCCTGACCAACGGAACCATAGCCAATGATAAGAATTCTCTTACCTTGTGGCCATTCTACGTGTTTTTCATTGTGTTCTTCAGTCAGGAAACTACGGAAAGATACGAAACTTTTGGTCATTTTTACCTCTAATTGATGAAATTACCTTATATTTATTCATCTTTGGTTATGTCGACCACGCCATCAAAATGGTATCCACACCCCCTGAGAAACCTTTCGATTTCTTCTAGGACCTCAGGAAGTGTTTCTGCCTCAAACTCTAGGGTGTTTTTAGCAGCCTTTTGTTTGAATAAGGTATCTTCTTTACACTCACAACTTAGAGTAAATTTCATTACAGTTTAGGAATATCAAAACCAATATCAGATGTTGAGGTCATTCCACTTTTTTTAGTTGACTTTGATTTTTCTATAGCAACAGGCGACTTCATTTCATCCGGTACACTAGCATTAATCTTAGAGATACGGTCTTTAATCATATCACCAGAAACGGTAGTCATAGCAAATTGTTTGAACATCTCATAAGAATCAGTAACTCTCATTGATGTTTTGCCTGCTGTGGATGCACCATCAAGTGTGAATAGTGTACAACCGCCACCTTTCATCGGAGCAATTTCCATGATATGGTCAATATTAATAATGACCTTGCAACCTTTTTCTACTGAGTTAACTTCTACAAATAAAGCCATAATTTTCTCCTATTATTTTCTATCACAATCCGGAACTCGGATCAAATACACAGTCACATCAGAATGTGGACGCACAAAGAAACATTGTCCTTTAATGTCCCATATCAAATGGTTCTGAACTCCGTCCTTGAACTCCTTAAGAGCTTCAGGCGTATGAGTATTTAGTCTGTCGGATAGAACATAACAACCAACCATAAGACCAATACCAACTATAAACTGAATGATTTGCCATTTGTGTAATTTGATTTTAGCCCACATTATATTACTCCATAGTTAATAAGAAAAGGGTATGAAGCCACACCGATAAGAAACAGAAATCCTATGGCAAAGAGAGTATATGCTAAAAGATTTCTTACCTCATCTTGATAGTATTCTACTTCTAATTTAACAAAATCTCTCTGTGCTAGCACCATAACAGGCACATCATCTTCTTTATGCTTATCATGCTTTAACATGGTAACAGTTTTCTCTAACTCTTTCAACCTACGATTGGCTGAAATGAGGTGTATAAGTGACATCATTACACAACCTCTGCTCGTTTATACAAATCTTCAATTCGTTCAATCTCATAACCAATTCTCTCATTTAGACAAATAAGAGACAAATTGACAGCTGCATGATTTCCCTCTTGTGGAGAGTCTTTCGCTGTTATTGGATCTGGAGACCTTAAAACTGGTGTTATCGAATTTTCAAGAGCCGAAATTTCCTCATGTAACCTATCAAGTGAACCATTCAATAAATTAAGCATATGTGCAGTTGTGAGTTGATGATTACGTTCTGGCAGTGCTTGTTGAGATGCACGCTGTTTCAATATTTCTTCCGTTGCAGTATACTCACCTGCATAGTTTTCATAATTTCTTTCATCTCGTGCTGTTTGACTCACTTGCCTATAGCCGAGTTTATTTTCATATCTTTCAGGATTATAATACTTGTTCATTGTTCCACCTCATAAGTTATTTCATATCCACCTTTACGGTCGGTCCACAAATCATCATATTCATGTTCCCAATCTATATCTATCTCACCAAAAGCATCACCCATAAACTCATCAATATCTGTGGTGCCATCTTTTAAACCTTTTAGAATTTCTTTGTTTTTCTTTTTGGTGTTATCGGGATAAAGTTCATTGACCAAATCTTCATCAATTTCGACAACATATTTTCTTTCCATTTGATGCCATTCACTCTTATAAATTTTTACCTTCATAATTTAATCCCATAAGTTTTGATAATATTTACCGAATAGTCTGAAACCATTCTGTATACGCTTTTCGTACTCTGCCATGCTTTCATAGTCACACACATAGGTATCATTAGGACCTTTTTCAAAGGTGTACATTGTCGGCTTACCGTTTTCATCCCATTCACATGGTACACTTTTCATATCGTGCACACCAGAACGGAACAAATCTTCCCATGAGTCATCAACCTTACATTCAAAGGCAAATATCATTTGATCCAGTATATAATCCCATCGAGCAAAATGTAGTTTTTCATCAACACAATATTCTTGAACATACGGTGAGTCATTGATAGACTTCAATTCATACGGCACATCAGCATCATCAACATATGGTGCACCGTGTTTTGATTCTTTCATTTGTCTTAACATTGGTAGAATAATGTCAGACAATGTATGATCCATTGAATAAGTATCCCAACGGTCAATCTTAACATAGTTGATTCTTGGATATATTAAGTTTAGCACCCATTGAATTGCTTTAGAAACAGGCACCAATAAGTCGGTTATCTTTTCGTATGTACCACCGTCTTCATAGAATACGTCATTGTCTTTCTCCCAAAAACAAACCTTCTCAACTATTCTATAGGGAGAAACCCAATGGTCACGATAATTGCTTTTGTATATCTTCATAGTAAATTGTACTTTATAATAACCTGTTCAACAACGATATACCATGAATAGAATGGTACAAGAAAGGCAAAGAATGTTGGCCAAAAACCTTGAGCCAACACCACACCTGCCACCCACAATATTGTCAATATTGCTCTCATTATATCTCCTTCAATAATTCTTCTATTGTAACAGATTTTGTGAATAAAGGCGAGACATTTTGGCACCAGGATAATGCCAAATCTCCTGGTCGTCTCGGTTTTACAACGACCTTAAAATCCACATTATTAATTCTTTTATAGATATCAATCATAGCTTGAACCGATATTGGTTGACCAGTACCAAGTTCCTCTATGTTGTTAGTAGGATTCTCAATAGCCTTCTCAATGGTACGGCATACATCCATCACATGAATATAATCTCTCATTGCTGTACCGTCTAAACTCTCCAGATAATCATTACCATATAGGTTGAATTCACCAGTCTTAACGGCATTTCTAAGTGCCATCATTAGACCATCGGGATTAGTAGGTTCAATACCATACTCAGAGCCAATTACATTATAGAACCTGAATATCGTGTAATTCTCGGTTGCAAATTGCCTAACGATATCTTCAGCACATAACTTTGACCTTGCATATGGTGAGGTCGGATCAGCAGCCGCACCAGTTGAAGCAAAGATAATATTATCATAACCAATATTGTCAAGCAACCTTGCGGTGCCTTCAATATTGTTCAGGTAATATTCTGATGGAGTTTCCATACTCTCGCCAACAGACACAAAGGCAGCCAGATGAACTACAGCATCATATGATGTATACTTATCAACATTGAAAATATCCATTCGTTTGGTCAATGGGTAGTCTTCAGCATCCCATCTATGGTCGATACCTGTTATATCATACTTATCTTTAAGCAACTGTACCAGGTGTTGACCAATATAACCAGCACTACCAGTAATCAAAATTTTCTTCATTATTCCTCGTAATCAATCACATTTATTACACTTAGTTTCTGGTCGTCAGACCAAGTGCAAGGACCATTGTCATTGTCATACTGTTTTAAGAATTTCTTCTCGGATACTTTACGAACCGATATAATATTCTCACCAATATGTTGTTGTGACATCTCATGGAAATCTACATCACCCGTCCTAATTGTGAATTCATCCATTGCATCTTCTTCACAAGTTGCAAACACGGCATATCTCATGCGAAACATACTAACGGTTTCTACAATAAAAATCTTACGGTCTTCATTCTTACGTTCAGTCTTATCAACCATACTAGCCTCTCTTAGTTTCACAAATTCATCATACTTTTCTTTGGTACTTTCACTATAACCACCATCACCTGTATTGATATCAGCACCTGATTTTACATTAGAATTAAATTTAAAGCAATGGCAGACTTTAAATTCTGGAAAGGTTTCATCTATTGGTACATAATCCCATTCGGCACAATAATGCTTATACTTACCAGTCAATACTCTACCATATGTTTTCATACAATCTACTTCAAACTCACTCATCTTTACCACCAATCTTTTGTATATAAAATATCTCTTTCACCATATCTTTAAGAGCTTGCCGTGTTGTCATTCCTCTACCTTTTCTTTCGGCCAGGTTGATTTTGAATAACATCACGGCAATACCTAGAAAGTAACCTACGAATAATAGGTTCATAATATCAAGAAATAAGCCGAGCATATCATACTTCAATAGTAATCAACTTAAACTCATCTTCATTAACCTCATAACCAACATAACCTCTAGGGTTACATAGAATACGGGTAGAACCTACCATGTAATCAAAGGCATGGTGTGTGTGACCATGAACCCAAAGTTTGATATTTGGACGATCCAAAATAAAATCATTCAAATCTGAACTGTACCCACCATTCATTTCCCAATCATCTTCATATTGTGGTTTTGTAGACAATTTGCTAGGTGAGTGATGACCCACAACCACAATTTTGTTATATGAACTTAATTGATTCAACTTATCCAAGAAGTCTTTGTGGTCAACCAATACATCTTCAGGTGTCAATTTGGAAATCCTGTAATGTAGATTACCTTCAGCATCTTTCCAAGAGGACTTACGGCCACCAGGTGCAGCAATGATTCTAAAATCATTCATCATCTCACGGATAGACCTCATTGTACTTGGATCTTCATTGTTAAAGTCCGTCCACAATGTACCACCAAAGAATAACGTATCACCAATGGTAATATGTTCTCTGTCTAATACATGGATATTTGTATGCTTTGCCAATTGAGTCTTCAAAATATTGTGGGTCTCATCATAAGTGCCATGATAGTGTTCATGGTTACCTGCAATATAGACTACTTCTTTGAACTCGGCTGCACAACGGGAAAAGAAATTGTGGAATCTTTCATAGTATCGGCTATCAGTAAATGGTAATTCTTTCGCCACGCAAATATCACCAGCCAAAAGCAATACATCGGCATTATCATCATTCTTTAAAATTAAATCACCGAATTCCAAATGGACATCGGATGCTAGTGCAACTCTCATAATATTTTCCTCAAAACCCAATTATATCACACTTTTGGTGAAATGGCAACCATTTTGTTGTAAAAACACAACACTATTCCCCTCGTTTGGACACATCCAGAGACTTTAGGAGAGATTCTTGCATAGATCCCATCAACCTCAGCATACCAATCTCCTGGTTGGTTTCCATAGCAATTACCGCTAGTCTGGCAAAGATAGTGGCAACGACCACAGCAAAATTAATGCCGTGGACTGAAACCATTTTGTTGATAAAGTCATCAACATCATGGCTCATTTGTATCAATTCATTATCAGTCATAATTTTCTAGCCACTTTCATCATATGATTTTTACCTTTACGGTATCTAGCATCTTGTAAACCATTTTGACGATTAGTCCACATCTGGTCACAGGTTTCGTATTCAAAATCGGTAAGTCTCATACAGTCAATTAGATACGCTTGATGCTCATCTAATGGTTTTACTTCAGGGTCTGGTTTAACTTCAACAACTGGCGGTGTAGGTTCTTCAACAATCTTTTCAGTTGGTGTCAAAGACTGTTCAACTTTAACCGGTGTAGGCACAGGTTCTGCTGTTGGAGTTTTGTGATTTGCCAATACTACAACACAAAAGAAAGCTGCCAAACCGGCAACAATATAATGCCAATACAAAACAAGGATAGTACCTAGTACCACGGCAATTAAACCGACTACTACGACAACCTCCATTACACTTTGATTGAACGTCAATGTGTTCAAAATATTATCCATCACAATTCTCCATAACAAACATAATCAATTTATAGTCTAAACTTCTCTAACACTTGCTTCGCCTGAGTAAAATCGGTTACCTCGGGGTAATGAGCACCAACTCTTTCTTTTATAGTTGCTGACATCATTGCTTGCTCTTTCTTAAACTCAGCAATTAACTGTAAGGCATAATTAATATCATCATCAGTTGCCTGTTCCATCCAAGCCTTAAAGGTCTTGTAATCAGACTTCATAATGAACATTAAGTTATCTTTATCCCATTCGTTCATATTGCTCTCCCTAATGCTTTGTATATAAGACTATCAAGTTCCGCCTGATAGTCTTGCCCTAATCTACGTTTAAGCCAAATTGATTCGATTAATATATCTTTGAGTCTTCCCTCATCCGAGACTTCATAACCTCTAGATTCCAACTCCTCACGCAAGTCATCATCATCAAAATCAACCAAGTCAACTTCAACTTCAACGTATCTACTCATATTAAGCCTCTACTAATTCAGGTGTTTCGGTTTGTTCAGCAACTTCAGCAACAGGTGCTGGTGCTGTTGATTGTACAATGAAACGTCCATTCTTATCAAATGCTTCAGGATTCAGCAATTGGTATGCCTGCACCTTACGTCCATTCTTAATCACTTTAACATTACCGCCATCTAAACGGATGTTATAAATGTTGGTTGATAATCGGTACAGTACCGCTTCTTGGTCTGTACCACTAAAGACGGATTTAATCTCGTCAATTGTTACTGGTTTACCACTCAACATTACTTGGGTGATTTTCTCGTGGCGGTTTTGTTTGCCTTTACGTACTACTGTCATAATATACTCCTATTACAAATTAAAATGGAATTTCATCCATGTTCACGGGTTTTGCGGCTTCAACTTTTGGTGCCTCAACTTTAACGTCAATCTTGCTATAGAGGTCAAGGAATGCCGTCTTGGTTTCTTCATCAAATCTCGAAACACACAACTCAATGGCTTTCATTCTATCTTTGAAAATAGTGAAAGTCTTTGCTATATGAACCAATCTACGGGTAGATATAATCTCGTCAATAGCACCTTGTTTAAAGGTCTGGCGAACCACATCAGCCCAATTGGTCAAGCAATCTACAAACTCAGCATCATTAATCAATGGTGTGAGGATTTTCTTCTCAACTTTCTTGTCAGGAAATTCCTGTTCAACGGTGATAACAAATCTTTCTAAGAAAGCGGAGTCTAGAATCTGTGCCAAGAATCTGCCTTCATCACTACCTTGGCCTTTTGTGTTAGCGGTAGCAATCACGGTGAAACCTTCTTTAGGATGAACCAACTCACCGTTCTTCTTGTTGTAATATGGTTTGCCTTCCAAGATACCCTGCAAACACATCAACTTATTAGAACCACGGTCTACTTCGTCAATCAATAGAACAGCACCACGTTTCATAGCTGTGATAACAGGACCATCACGATTAACAACGTTACCATTAACCAAAGTAGGGCCGCCAAGTAAATCGGATTCGTCTGTTTCAATAGATATGTTAACACGGATACACTCTCTTTTCAATTCTGCACATACTTGCTCAACCATCAAAGTCTTACCATTGCCTGAATGGCCTGTAATGAATACGGGATAAAAGGACTTTGCTTTAACGATACTTGTTAAGTCTTTGAAAAAACCAAACGGCACATAATCAGGGAATTTCTCTGGTATGGATGGATCTGATTCATCAATCAACTTAGGTTGTTTGAATGTAAGTACTTGAGCAGTACTATGTAATGCCATTTCAACAGCAGGTTCTTCTACAGTATTCACACTATTATCCAATTCAGGTAATCTATATTGACCACGACCTGTTCTGTATTCATTTTTATTGGTGAACCAGTAAGGGAATGGTACGTTTTCTTCTTTCACAACTCGGTTGATATCATCTCTGGTCATGGTTGCACCAATACCAAATTTGTTCTCAGCCGCTACGATAAATGCCTGTGCATTTCGATTAAAACTCATAATAAAACTCCATAATTCGATAACTCAATTGTACCATACTTTCTGGTATTTGGCAACCATTGGTGCCAAAATACAACATTTAATTTGGTACCAGGACGGACTTGTAACAGTTACAGGTAGGATCATATGCTGTAACATAGTGGAAATTAGCGGGTGGCGGATAAACGTAGGATTCTGGAGGTGGTGGTAGTGGTACAGGTTGTTGGACAATAACCGTTTGGTTTGGTCGTGCCAATTCATAGCCGATTACACCACCCACTACGGCAGGTGCCACCCAACCTAGTCCGTAACCTCCACGATAACAACAACCGTGGCGATATTGTGCATTGGCGGTCATTGTGGCAGCCAACAATAATAGAAACACTATTTTTTTCATGCCATACTCCTTGATTCTACAGTTTCTGATTTGTTACTAGGACAATACTTTGTATGATCCTTAATCTTAGAGAAATAACTACCACACTCCGTACATTCATACAATTTACTAACCTTAACCTCTGTATATGGTCTAGTGTCGTATGGATCACGGGAACGTACCGTGTTGCCGTCATATGTGGTAATCTCTCTAATCATTTTAGTCCTTGTCTATGCCTACGCAACTCTTATTTAAGAATTCAAATGTACTGTCATTAACCTGTCTATACAAAAGGTTATTGATACAATGGTATTTATTTTCTTCCAACATAACCGAATAGTTATAACAATAACCAAACACGGCAGTAGCACCTATTGGTATTAACAAAAAGAATACAATAAATGCAATTACTTTTTTTACAATTTCCATATTATTTCCTAATTGTGATAGGTTCCTGTGCCAACCAATAAGGATCTTTTAAAACTTCATCATAGAATTTCCAAGCCTCATCAGCACTTTCAAACCGTTTTTTATGTGGTGTATAAGCATAACTATCACGCTTGATGATTTCAACCTCAAACACTCGCCTTAGTTGTGGTTTAGGTGTCAATTGGTTGATACGGTCTTCTAGTACACCAATAGCAGTCCGTATATGGCCTGTACTTGTATCTTTAACCAATGTCTTAAGGTGTGCTACCTCATATTTCAAGTGTTCTAGGTGTTCGATTTGTTCTAAATCTTTTTGCATTTGTTCTACCTCTAAATGATCCCAATTTGTCCAAAATCCTTTTACTTTTGTTCCGTCTGCATTATATACTGTCATTTTATTCCCTTTCTCTTGCTGTTATAGTTACTTTTGCTAATGCCTCAATACAGGTACCAGGCGAAAAGAAACCGACTATTGATATTAAAATACCAAGACACACTAACATTAACCTGGTGCCTAGGTCTAATATAATCTCTTTAATTATACTCATACTAATTCATCCACTTTAAACTCTATGGTAAATCCACGATCCAACCACTTCTTCAATCGTTTATCATTAGGTTTAAATGTGTCTGGATCTCTCGCAATCAATTGCTTATTTTTAATAGCATCATACTGTGCTGCAGCAATATAATACTTGTCTTCTTTCAGGTCATACCAAGGCATACAATGAATAAAATCAAAATTATGCCTTTGCCATTTCCAATCAATCACTTGTACCTTATTCTTTAAGGTCACGGCATTGGCTGTGATTAATTTAGCGCCTTTGATATCTGCACCAGTATATTCGGTCATATCCATTACATCTTCTTGATGTTGCGTAATGTATCCCCTAAAGCTATTGGCTGAAATTTCATCCTTGAATAACAAATCCCAATCATTAGGATCTCGGTTAAGAGACAAGGAATAACTACAACCACCAGTTACAATACAATTATTAATCAAATGTGAACGGAGTGAATGGTTAATAGGCAATAAAGCCTTTGACACTCCGTTCCTAATTTTTTTCTTTACCTCTTGAATTGCTACGACCTCTAGGTCGTTAAATTTTCTACTCATAATATTACCCACAAATTGAATATTCAGCAAGGTTAGCCCAATTGCTACCTGCGCTCTTACGGATTTTAGTTACCTGAATTAAGGTACGGAGTGATAACTCTTTGACACGGTCACGGAGTTTATCAATTAAATTCAAGGCATCTACCTTGTGCGCCATCTCGAATTCTGGCATAAATTCAATAGAATCGGAAACCAAGTGACGCATACGCTCTACCTTTTGCTCTGTAGTCATATTGAGGTCAACAGCCATGGATCTAGTGATGATGGCTTGGTCTAGTTTGTCACTAGCGAGGTTTGAAATAAAAACCACACGACCTTTAAACTCAAACGATTGTGGCAGCTCATCATCCTTCATATCTGCTCTCCAGGAAATGATACGGCGAGAATAAGAATCGAGAGCACCTTTTAACAGGTTCAAGGATACTGGATCTTTAAGCACGGAGTCACAATCATCAAATACAATAACACCATCTTTATTCTCATACAATGTACGGTATAGACCTTTAGGTGTGGAGTAACCTTTGATTACTGTAAAGGACTTTAAGGTATTGAGTTTAGTACCAACAGCAAAGTCTTCGAGCAAGGAGATATCGGTAAAACCTGCATTGGTCAAGGATTTTAATACTGTATGAGATTTACCAAGTCCGCCAGGACCTGTGACAACTACGGATGCTTGGTCGCCTTTAGCAAGCATTAGAACCATATCAGATAAGAATCCGAAGCGCTCATTGATAGTAAAGCGGGATTGAACTGGTTCAGCAACCGTGGATTCGGATGATACACCTGATTTGCGAAGCACATACTCTAAGTGCTTGAGTTTGGAACGCTTAACAATCTTTCCGTTGATTGTTGCTTGAAACATGGAACCGACTTTTGTAATTGTACTCATAATAACCTCATAACTAAAACACTAATTATACCAGAACCACGGAATTTGGCAACCAATACCCGACCGGATTGGTCGAGATTGGAATTACTCAATTATGATTACATCCTTAAATGAGTACTTTTTCTCTAAGAATTTGATACAAGCTTCCTTGGTTGGACGGGCGGCTTCTTGTTTTCCGTCCCATACAGCAACCCATTTGGCACGGTCGGCACGATAGAAAACTGTACCATTAGCCATAGTAGGTTTGGCAGTTTTCGTTGCGTTGGACGCAGTTTTGGTGCGTGGCTTTTTAGCAACAGTCTGTTGTACTGGAGCAACAGTCTTGGACTTTTTGCTTGCCAAGGGTAGTTTAGCAACCGTTGGTGCTTCCATTCGGATATCTCGGTTGAATTCTGGATCTGTAATCTTAACAGGACCAGCCCAGCCAAAGAAACCTACACCTGAGCGGGTGTCTCGCTTCTCATATGCTTCCGCTTTGTCAAATGAGCAGAAACCCCAATTCTTGGTTTCAGCATTATAATAGCGGTAAAAATGGCCAGCTTTCTCACGGTTGATAACATATAAACCGGACTCTGTAGGCATAGCCTGATTCTCAAAATTAATCATAATAACTCCTCACATTTAAAACATCTATTATACCAGAACCAAGGAAATTGTCAACCATCGTGTTGTATTTTTACAACAGATTGATTTGAAAATCCACAATTTTAGCAATCATTTTATAGTCATAAACTCTGCTTTGGCCGCCATAACCTTGGATCTTCTCACGACCAATCACTTCCAAAGCGTTCCAAACAGCAACCCGTTGCTCGGTGAATGGCATTTCAGTAGCGTCCTGGACTGTGGTAATAAAACCTACACCGTCAACGATAACACGGATACGCTGTGAGTTTTTCAACCCCTGGATAATCTGTTTTCTTCCCATATCATTCCTTAATCAATCTAAGCCTCTAGTATACCATAACCACGGAATTTGGCAACATAAGAAAAAAGTTCTCACATTTTTCAATGGAGAACTTAAGTATTCATTTTAATAGACTGTCTAGGACTAGAATTAATGCCATTGCTATTATATTCATTCCTTATCCTTTAACCGTTCTATTTCATTAGCCGCTTCATCAAGCAAATCAGCAATTCTATCAGCTTTACCTTCTGTGGCTGATAATCTGCCTGGTATCTGCCTTCGAATCTCTGCACGTTTTCTTAAACGGTACACTAGACTTTGCTCTGTTATTGGTAAATGACTTTCATCTTTCATTCTTTTCTCCTGTTCTAATTGCTTTATTAATTACATTGACTCGTGTTGCTAGGGTTTCATCCAACTCCATGACTCGCTTTTCAATTTCTTCTCGTTCGGCTTTGACGGCATTATCAATTCTCTTTAACCATAGTCGAGCATGTCTTTTACTATAGTCATCTTTAACCAGTTTGGCAAACCTCTCTGTGGCTTCGTGTGAGTTTCCTACTCGGCTACTAGGACCTAGAAGTCCAGCCTGTTCGGCAAGTTGTCCTATTCGTTTGTTCATTCCTGGACTCCGAAGTAGTTTAAGATGTTTCCACCGACCCATTCGACTTTATTCTCGCTGACCATATCAGCTATTCTTGCCGCTTCTCTAATCAGCAATTCGGCAAACTTTATGTCGTATGATTCCGCATAGACTTTTAATGCTTCTTCTTTGTCTGAGATTTTAATCATACTATCGAGAGCATATTGTTTAGCTTCTTGAGAAATTTCTCTAATTCGTTCGTTCATTCTTTAATCCCAAAGTGTTCTTTCAAATCTTCACCTAAGTCTTGTAACAACCTAGCATGAATGTCATAGATATCTTCCCATTTAGCCGAATGGCCAGGCACCAAATCATACGTGGTAATTCGGTCAATACATTCTCCAATAAGCAACTCAGCGAACTTGGACAATTCGTTGAGTGTGATGGTTGTAGGTGTAGATAAGTCTGGTTCTAGTCCAACAGTTGCTTCATTCAATATTTGCCGAATTCGTTCGTTCATCTTTGGTTCTTCCCAAAACTCACATTCACACACATATCGGTCTTCTGAATGGCTGGCATCACGGACAAATCCATGTGGTGCATCAGGGTGTGTTTTGCAGGTCATTCATGGTCCTTACATCTCACACGCAACCAACCACCATCATTGCTTTGACCTGGATTACCACATTCTTCACAAGTAGTAAGACTCATAGCCTCTGCCATTGATATTGCACCAGTAATGTAATCATCGGATAGGTTTGTATAGAACCTTAATGTACCAAACTTCTCTTTAACCTGTTCTGCCACCACTTGAGGCATTGGTTCAGGAATGTCCCATATGCTATGTGTCATTATCTTTTCTTTAGTGGTTGCGATATATTCTGGATTATAACCAGCATAGTATGCATCAAACAATGTAAAATCACCTGCCTGAGCCTGTTTAATCATCTCATTGTATTTGATAGCACGTTCACGTTTACTATTGTGCCAATCAATGTGGCCTTGTATTAGGTGACATAGGCTGTTGATAATGTTGTACCAACCATCACCACATTCAAAACCCCAACACATGGCTGTGGTAGTCATATCACCATTACGGTTTGCAAATATCTTTGGATGATCCTCGCATAGTTTCTCGTCTAATTCTTTTCTCATTCTTCTGCCTCAAAATTTCCATTTGTATTAATAAAATACCATGCTCTATAGATTATAAACTTATAAATTCTGTAGTATTGGTTCCATGTATATGACCTCATTCTGAATATATTAAAAAGTATTATGGACACCATAACATTCTTAAACCTTTCCCATATGGTCACATCGGTACGTACTGGTAGACCATCATCATCAAGTATCATTCTACTTTGGTAATTTCGGGGTCGCAACCAATAATCATTTCAGTATGACCCATATCCCAACCATGTTCTTCTAGGTCAAAATATGAATTGCCTTCATCAAAGTAATTCTCCAACCATTCTGTGGTTTCTTCATCACATTCATCATAATCATAGTCTTCACCACAACCATCTTCACATTCTACCAATTCAACCTGATATTCACAATCGTAGAGGTCTGTACCATCTACAATATCAGGTGGTGTGTCATCTTCGGTGTATGTTGTGAATTCACCCCAACGCCATGTAGTTTCAACAATTAATAAATTATCACCTTTGGTGAAATGCTGGCGTTCATACAATGATTTCTTCCAACTCGGTTTGATTGACCATTCTACCATAATATTCTCCTATTTGTTTGCAAAGTGCTTTTCACTACTAGAGCTGGTTCTCCAACTGGTCTTGGCATATGCCTCCGCTCTCTGTGCGTTGATTGTATCTTCTAACAGTTTCTTGGTTGGTGTTGCCTCTGCCTCTAATCGTTCCGTAAGTTTCTCGTATTTTCTACGGTCAACAATTTTACCAACGGTCATTGTCACAATTGTATTGGCAACCATCTCACCATGACCAGGTGGTTGTTCTTTGCTAATTGATGCCAACGTGGCACACATCAAATCCCATCTTGCGCTCATATGGCGTTCCTTTTAATGTTTTCAATTTCACCAATGTATTTGTAAGCATATGGAAATAAGGTAGCATACAATATCAAGGCTTCTTCTTCATCACGACCAAAATGCCTTGCAGCTGCACCACACCAATAACTAGAATCGGTTGGTACTGTACCATCTCTGTAAAATTCTCCGGCATATGATACCGCAAATTCTTCTATATGATCCTCAAAACTCATTAATTGTTCTCTCATGCTACACTCCATATAATTCCATCTTTATAACGAATACTTTCAGCACCATCATATTCTTCCACAATAAACTCTTTGCCTTGGTCTACCCATTGCACCTCTAAGTCTTCTAGACCACCCATGCAAGCAGTTTCTTCTGGATGCCTCAATCTAACCACTTCTTCAATCTCATCAATATCAGCACAATCTAATATCATTTGAGCAATAACAGGATCAAATAGCAATTCATCAGGATCACCATATGACCATGTAGACCAACCTCCACCATAACCTGGTGAGATTAGTACTGCCACTTTACCGTCTTTAATCAGTTTTTTCATTCTTCAACTCCAAAATGTTGTTTAATCTTATCAATAATGAAGATGTTTAAACCTTGACTCCTATGGGTTTCATCAATAACATCAACACATTCATAAACCAATAACTTGGCAAAATCTTCCAGTGCAAATTCATCAACTTCATCCTCTAGTACACCTGAAAATTGAGCAGGTGTTAGATTTATTCCAGCCTTTTTAGCGAGTAGTTTAATTTGTTCGTTCATTTAATAATCCGTATCAATAACATATTCTTTCTCTTTGACCTTTTGATAGGTAACACAAACGATTGTTTTCTTACCACCATTGGCCCAACCATGTCTCACTTCGTCTTTGGCATCTTCTAATGTAGTTGCCGCAAGTACAACAGGAACCTCTGATCCTAGTACTCGTTCTTTTATATAATATTGTTTCACTTCACAGCCTCTGCTAATTGTTTCTTTAACTCTTTAATCTCCCCTTCGAGAACTTTATTCTGGTATTCAGCAAAGCCTAATTTATCATATACCTTACGAAGCGAATCACCAACTACTTTATCATATGGTGTTAGATGTTCATCGGTACTCAATATGATTTTGCCTTGTTCCCAATCAAAGCCTTGCATAATACCTGTGATTGGTCTCATTGGTCTTGCACCAACGGTTGCCCAAGGTATTTTAATTGCAATCATAACTTCGGAGTTTGCATCACGTGGTGCATATTCCATGATACGGTCAATGTATTCTTTTAATTCACTCAGTTTCATTCTATAACCTCCGCTGATTTAAGCATATATGGAAAATAACCATCGAATGTAAGTTTTAATTCAGGTTCTGGTTTTATTTTGTATTCACAATCTTCATGCCAACCAGGCCTTTTAACATCTACCCATTCGTCATCATTGTATTTAATTTGAATTTGAGCACCATTAGCCCAAGCAATAATTAAATCTGCGTGTTTATGTCTCATCACATATTTACTCGTATAGAACACTTCTCACATAATGATTTGTGTAACATCACAGCATCAACAAAGGTATTGGCCACACTCCACAATTCTTGGTGTCCATTGTCATTGTACAAATAAATCTCAAAACTTCCTTTTTCAGTATAGAATGGACTATATGCCGGGTCACCTATTGGTTCATGCATTACAGTAATAGCGGTTTGACTACCATCTATACTATGAGAGACAAATAATATTTTCATTTTTCAGAATCCCATTGTTCAAGCAATAAACTAATGTTCATTACACCAAAGGCTGTTGCCTCATTCCATTGTCCTTGATATAAGCACACACACATCACCCCATACGCTGCCATTCTACCAATAAAATTAACAACACTCAATATTTTTTCTTTACTCATTTAGATAACTCCACAGTTTCTTTTTTAACAATACCGGTTGCATTGTCTAATATCTTGGCAACACCAGCAAAGCCAGTAGTTGCAACCATAATGCCAAGAATAAAACCTAATATAAAATTCATCATAATGCCCATCTCTCGGGTGAATCATATGATGCTTCTAATTGCTCATCAATAGTACCTTCAACCTGTCTAATGGTTTCTCTAGATACACCAAGAATATTGGAAATGTCCTCGTGGTCATAACCATTCAATAACATATCTTCAATCGTAATATATAATTCTTTAAATTTACCCATAATTATCTCCTATACATCATTGGACAACACCGTGATTTTAACACACCAAAAAGACCTTGGCAAGCACTTAATATGGTACATTTTTGTAGAATATATGAGGACCTGCCTTGGCAACAACCTGACCTTGCTTTGCCCATCTCGGTGCCACATAGTCGGCATGGTAGTTTAGAATATTTTCACCATCTAATTTCTTTACTCGTAAACCATTCATTAGAGACCTTGCCTCAGCAACAAATTTATCTCTCTGGTTTTCTGACCACTTGACCACCTTCTGCTCATCAGTCCATGAGAATTGGTGAGGTGCATAGACGACCTGGCACATTCTATCACCCCATGAACCTTCTTTCAATCGGTTAACGTGAACCTGACCGACTGCCAATTGAGCATTTTCACTTTGGTTGCCCGCCTCTCTGAATATAGAATAAGCCAGGCAATTCACATCTTTATCGGTTTGACCGGCAATCTTCTTACCTTTATGGTCAACTGCCAACTCATTAGGTTTTTTAACAGCAACCTTACGCTTAACTGGCTCGTCTGGTACTTCTATGATAAAAGGTTGGTATATTTGGTTCAGGTGCTTTAATTGACCTGCCTCAGCCTTGGCAATCTGCTTTGGTGTACGGGCAACAATAACATTGCCATTCTTGTCCTCGGTCCACATATTGGCATGGACCGAGGCTGATACTATCAATAATGGTAATAATGCACACTTCATACAAACTCCTTCACATCTTCAAACCTGGTATTGGCAGGCACCCATCTAAAATGTTGCCGTTTTCTATCAGCAACTTGCCAATCAATAGACACCATAAACCAATCGGTATCACTTGAGAATTGGACGGTTCTGGCAAATCTAACGACCTGCACCCACCGGCCGTTAAATTTTACCACGACCATATTAATCTCCTAATCAATATGGTTATTCTAACATAATGGTAGGAATTGGCAAGCGATGTGTTGTTATTTTACAACACCAAAATGGTCACGGATGGCATTGATATTAGCCAAAAACAGTCGATGGTATTCGTCAACTCCCGAATGTTATCGTATCTTTGAGACGCCAGCGGCATCTTGCCATACATCGTGTTGCTTCTTTGACAATGTGCCATCAGCCAACACTCCACGAACTTTCACATATACGCTACCGTTCTTTTTAGTGAATACATCTTCAACAATGGCTTCACGATAGATAGCAAACTCTTGACTCACATCCAGTACATCACCAACAGCAAACTTGTTCATTCTTCAACTCCGAAATGTTCTTTAATCTGTGTAGCCAGAGAACCTGCTTCACCTGCTTCCATTAGATATCCTTTCTCAGCCCACCATCTGCCATCTTTTTCACAGATGCCAGCACATTCCCTAACAATCAACTCGGCGAACTTTGCGTAATGCATTTCTATATGTTCTGCATACGTTACCACATGGTCTCTTTCTACCGTTTCAAGGTCATGTGTCACAAAAGCCCATGCTTTTTTTCTAAGTTCTTTAATTCGTTCGTTCATTTTACAACCTCAAAGGTTCTAAATTTAAAATCAATTGTCAGCGGTTTGCTGAACCATTTTGGCTCTGTGGCACCTTTGGCAATAAAACCAATGGCCTTTGCTGTACGACCAGTTGGTTTCTTTTCAAAGATATAGGTGCCATTAGATACAGGCACATCCCATTCCGTAGTCTCTCTTAATTTAACCATTGTTAGTGTTCACTCTCAATCTAATAAAATCATATATTCTTGTGGAAAGTGTTCTATGAACCAATCCAGTCCTTTACGTACCATGCCATAATCACCAGTTAAATTGGCACCAGTAATACAATCATAGACTGCTACCGCTTCTGGTACTAACATACAGGATTGACCAGAGAATGGGTTGGTCACCTGAACTGGCTCATTGTCCAGTATCATACAGTTAAATGGTAATTTAATCATGCAAATATCTCCTTACTCAAAATTTTATCTTCTACCAGGTCATGGCAGGCATTCATGGTCATAACAAACAAGGTGGACATTAATGCCTTTTCCTGTGCATTAGGATGCTTGTCAATCTGTTCCTGCAATTGGGCCAATGTAGGGGATGCCCATAATCCAGTTTTTGGTATTGGATTCTTCACCACATCATAACATCCACTCATACAGTCTCCTTGCGTTTCTCATCCAACATTTCAAATAAAATAAATTTGGCAATATTCATTTGCTTACGTACATATTCAACCGAACCAGGTCCTGCACCCATGGACAACATTTCCTGAGCATCGGACAATATACCAGCAACTACCATTTCCATGCCACTCATTTGAGCAGTAATGGATTCCATATACTGGCGCTTGATATCTGCCTGGCTCATGCCATAACACTTGGACTCAAATTCTGTCATAACTACTCCTGATTAATTTAAGACTCTATTATACCAGAATACCAGAATTTGGCAAGCTGTATACTTAAGTACTCCATTTCTCCGGTCAAGTATTATCGTACACTACGTCCACCACGCATTTTCATTAATTCCTGAGTATGCTGGTCAAACCAACCTCTCCAAACACGGTCCTGCATATACTCACCGATGCCGTAACCAACTGTAAAACCAAGAACCAAACAACCAAACATCAAAAATTCTGCTAAAACCATAATATACTCCTAATTAATACTCATACACCGCAAAATAGACCGCATTAGCCTTGAGACAGGTACTTGCCCTATTCACACGACTACGACCTTTATCCAATGCCGTGTTCCTAGGTCCACGATACCGAATTCTAAAATATCTACCATTGGCCGCCTCCAACTTACGGAATTGTTCCAATGCCTCAATAGGGTATTTTGCTATCATTGATAATCCTCCCAGTCTTTTGGATCATATTCACCATAATAATAGTATTCCATGGCCTCTTGATAAGACCAGTTAAACTTTTCCATTAAGTAACTTATACCATTCTCCGCTTCAACTTCGTACATATTCATTCTCCAACCATATGAGTATTACCAAAATTGTCCCGTACAGTAAAACCAACCACATCCAAAGGCACCGACCACTTAGGTTCGTCCAAGGAAATAACATCAATTAGTTCCGCTGTCTCATCATACAATACACCCATAAAGGTATAGTTAAAAAGGTGCTCATCATCCTTCACCAAAACCTCATGTACAATATCATGCTTAAACCGTTTAGAGTAGGTAGAATAGATTATCTTACCAACAAAAGGTTTCTTATAAGAATCCATATAATCTCCAATATCAATTAAAAATACCATTCTATCATAACCAACCAATATGGCAACCTGAGTACTATAGTTCTCCATTATCCTAGTCAACTATCCACAAGTTATCCACAGCCATTTACCATAGACGGCAACTCGGAGTTATCCACAGAGATATACACAAGATGTCCACAGAATTTTACCTGAATTTTACCTGACTTGTGGATAAGTTGTGGATATGTCGCCTGCTGTGTCGCCAGTAGGTGAGGGGCTTTGGGACTTAGTTTCTGTGTTGTACCTAAACAACATCTCAGAACCTTTCATCAAACTCACAACCAACTTCCAAGCACTTTTCACGGTCCGCCATGTAGGTAACCCAGAGGTCCTCCAATTGGTTTCCGAGACCCCGGCGCACCAATTCGGTTGCCAGCGCTTGTGTATTTTTCGCATAAGCACCATTAATATACAAGCTTACCTCATAAGCCTCTAATAAGTTTACCTGACGTTTTCGCATAATTTTTACCTCACTTATACCTGAGCGGTACCAGAAACCACTATTGCTTTAGAGGGTTTGCGGTTTGCTTTGATTGCTTTAGAACCAACGGGTGCTAAGAGCTTCTCTAATTTTGCTCTGGCCTTGGCAATTGCTACCTCTTTCCTTAACTGAGCATTTTGTGCTTTCAGTACCTTGGCGGCAACCTTAAGGTCACGCTGGAACGCCATTTCAAGGCGGACTGCTTCTTTGAGCTCTTTAATCAGAGCACGCTTAGAGTTGGTGGAAAGTCCCTTAAGGGATAAATCGTTAACTAATGACATAATTTTTACCTCACTTTTTACCTAAATTTTTACCTCAATTTTTACCTGAGCGATACCTGGCTCAGACCTCATATTCCATAATGTCATAACCTGTAGCGTCGGTGTAATCAATAACACCACAGCGATACCCGGTTGGATCCAATTCTCTGAGGATTCTGGACCTGTCAAAGGTAATACCATCAATAACCACCGGACCATACTCATCCAGCATGGCGTCAAAATGGTAGCAAGCGACCTCATATGATATACATTCTCTGCTCATAATCATTCCTTATTCAATTCAATAATTCTAACACGACCACAAAAATTGTCAAGCCGACTACTAAAGTACTCACAAATTTCTCTGGAGTACTAAAGTATTACAATTTACACAAAAAGTGAACGAATAGTATTAATACTAGTTCTTAAGTACTCAAATTCTACAGTATCATAAGAAAATAGTTCTAATTCGTCTATTAAGTAGTCTAAAGTATACTTAATAGATTGATACAATTCTACACTCAAATTTTCTAATTCGATATAAAGTGCACTATCATTATCGAAAATATCATTCTCATATGATGCATCATTAGATAAAATTTGCATACGTTCAGCGTAGTATCTAATATCGTTCAATTCGTCAACACTTGAATTTTCTTCATTATCTGAAATAAAATCTTCAATCGTTGAAATAATAGACTCACTCTCTGAAAATATCACTTTTAGAGACTCAATCGACAATGTATCTTTAATCATAATTTTACACTCTTTTTTGTTTTGATGTCACTATTCTAACAAAATTGGACTAATTGTCAAGCGTAGTAAAAAGTATTCAAGCATTTTGGTCAAGTATTTGCGGTGTTGTCGTGCAGGGTTAACGTCCACCCCAGTCTTGCTTTCGAATACTTTTATTATATCAAATCCAAGAAAATTGTCAATATACTAAAAAAGTTCTCATATTCCCGGCTGGAGTACTAAAGTATACAGGTTGCCAAATCCTGCCAATTTGATAGAATATACTCATAAATTGAAAAACACTTAAGGAAATAATATGACAAAAACCGAAATGCTCTCCCGTTTAGAACAAGCGCAAATTTTAATTGATAGCGTTATGGCGTCGCTCCCAGAATCCGATGAGTCCGAAGAGGCATTTACTTTATTGGTAGAAGCAAATAACAATGTAACCGATGCCGAAAATATTATTAGCGAACTAGAATAAGCACACGGAATGGTCAAGTATTGCTTGCCATTTCCCCCCATTCTGGTATAATTGATCCCATATTAAGAAAATAAAGGTTTAAAATGAAATTACTCTCCACAGGCAATCCAAAGATCCTCAAAGGTATCGCTCAAGGTTATAACACTTATATTCTCCACTTGGCACCATCCACATTATCTGGTAAGAATACTTGCCCTAAAGCTACTCCAGGTTGTATAGCGGCTTGCTTGAATACTGCTGGCCGTGGCGGTATGTTCAAAAAAGGCGAGAATACCAACGTTATTCAACAAGCAAGAATCCGTAAAACCAACCTATTCTACTCCGACCGGGATGCCTTTTTTGTTGGTTTAATTAATGATATTAAATTGGCAATAAGACAATCCAAGCGCTTGGGTTTAACCCCTGTATTCCGCTTGAATGGTACCAGCGATATCGCCTGGGAAAAATATAGCGTATTGGATACTGGTAATACCATTTTTGAGATATTCCCAGAGGTCCAATTCTATGATTACACCAAAATTCTTGGTCGTAAATTCAAGCATATTTCCAACTATACGCTTACATTTTCAGCGGCTGATGGCAATGATGCTGACGTAAAGCAAGCAATTGCCGAAGGTTACAATATAGCGGTTGTATTCGGTATCAAGAAAACCGAACCAATGCCTTCCGAATATATGGGTTTGCCAGTATTCAACGGAGACGAATCCGACCTCCGCTTCCTGGATCCAAAAGGTGTAGTGGTTGGTTTATATGCCAAGGGTAAAGCAAAAAAGGACACAACCGGCTTTGTAAAATATCCAGTAATAACCTTAAAAGCTGCTTGAGAACTAAAGTATTCAGGTTGCCAAATCCACCAATTCTGGTATAATTACTCCATCAAATCAAAAAAAGGTAATAAAATGATAGGTTTAGCAATTTTTGTAGTAGCTGTAATAGCTGTTAAAATATACTTACTTTCCAGGATGTAATATGATTAGAGTAGCTTCCATTCTCGCTTTTATAGGTGTAGCAGTATATGCTCCCGGTGCCATTATCGCTATTGCTGGTGGCATTGTAATGGCTACTGCTACGGTTGCTCTATCGGTTGTCCATGCTGTAATGGTGGTGGTATGATTATATTTTACATTGCTGGTTGTGTTGTTGCTTACTTTATACTAGGGAGATAATATGGATCTATTCTTATGCTTGGCAGGTGCTGGTATCATGGTATTATTACCATTAATTATTAATTGCTTTAAATTAAGGAAATAAAATGGCAGAAATAGTAGCGGCTTTGGTTATGGCAGGTGCAGTGCTGATGGCTTATATTGCTGTGGCAGGCATGGGTATTTAATTAGGAAATTGTAAAGGATTTTCGAGGCTGATTGTGGCCCGTTCCGCCCACCGATAGAGCTTGCTCTCGGTGGGTCTTTTTATGGTGGAATGGCAAGCGCTTAGTGTTATAGGAAAAAAAGCCCCTGGTGGTCGGACTCTTTCTTTTGGTTTTTTATTTTTACCGGAATCCCATGGTCCTCGAAATTTTTCCCAGGACCCCCTACCAGTCCCAGAATTTTTTCCAGAGCCCCCTCTAAGAAATACTAAATTCTCTCTACTCTACCACACACCCAGCCATTAGGTGTTTGTATCATAGTACCACCCCTTTCTGAGCATTTGTCTGTTATACTTGAGAATCTTGCCATAAGAAAACCCGAACCAACAACAAAGACTATACAGAATATTAACAGAAATTTATCGAAAGTTATTTTCATCATTTTTGTACTCTAATATTTTCAGTCCATACTTCTCCTCTATTTCTTTCAGAGATAATGGATTATACTTCATTTCTACCACTTTCACATATTCATCAGAGGTTGGATCTATCATGTGGATCCAGTTACCTTCTTTGGTCAATCCAGCATAATATATTGTTTTCATAGCCGTCTTCTAGCATCTTCGAAGGCTTCTTTGATACATTCTTTGATAAGTTCGTTGTCCCACTCTTTTATATTCCAGAGGTATGGTACGATAACTTTCCAGTATACTTCAAACGAATCGTATTTGTAGGGAGGATTAGTGGTTACTTCGGTGTCATTGAGTTTTTTCCAATGCTCATAGAGAAGCTCTGTGTAGATAGATTCGAAGGAGGAAAGAAGCTCATGCCATCCTCTAGTGGATTGTTCTGTAGCCTTCCTCCAGGCTTGGTCTCTTATCTGTAGTTCCTCATTGGTCATCTACGGACTCCAGCATAGAGGTCGGATGCCACATTGGCTTTATCGGATCGGAGTTGTTCGATTTCTAGTATGGCAAGTTCCAGTATCTCAGCAAGCGCAGAGCCCTTGAATAGTTCTCTGGCTTGGTTAAGTTGGACTACCACATCATTTTGTTTGGTTGTTGATTGTGTCATTGATATAATCCTTCACTTCATTTGGGTCTACTAATGATGATAATGAGTTCAATTTCTGTAGTACTTCATTGTAAACTTCTAGGTTCGTCTTGGCCTGTCCTGGTAGGAACCCTTGTTTAGCCCAGTATTCATTGGCTGTTATAGTACCACCATTAGAAATTGGAAGTGGTGTAAAAGTGGATACAGGTTTGGATGTCTGTACTTTTTTCAATTCCATTTCATGTAGTTTATCTACCACTTGCATAGGAAGTCCACCCTTGATGATACTAATAGCACCAGCAATGTCCTGAATATCAGGCCTATTATACCAAGTACCGATAAAGATACCATGTAAGGTTTCTTTTGTCATACCCGTAAATTTATTAGGCCCGTCTACATAAGTGTAAACTATAGAGATAGATTTCTTCTCTCTCAGGTATTCGTAGAATTCGTCAACGGTACCTGCAACGACCATCACCTTGCTAATATTCATTTTGTATTGGCACTTGTATCAGTAGTTACAGTTATTGTGTTGGCTTCTTCCATCATTGGTCGAACGTCATAATTATACAAATTCACCAATTGAATCGTTTTCCAGTATTTCACATACAGGTGGTTAATCAGTAAGGCGGCCATGGCTAGCACCACAACACCTAACGATACCAAAATAGAACCCACTAAAAACAATCCATAATATTCTAAGTCCATAATTTACTCCTTTGGTTTACTATCATCATTCTTTGGTTCCTCTTTCTTCTTACCGAAGATTCGGTCCCATCCGTCATCAAACTTTTTCTTATCTACCGGTCTTGGTGCAGACCCTTTACCACCGTCACCCATTTTGTTTCTCCATATAATACTTGTACATTTTTACCAGATAATCGAACTGTATTGGCTGATGTTCTGGGTTGGGTAAATCCCTTCCGTAGAACTCTACCATTTTGTTATAAAACTCTAAAATTTGTTCGTCT